GGCACTACGGGACCTGATAGTCCATTACAAATTAGTTCAAACAATCCAACTCAAGGCATATTAGAACATATTTATAATTCAGCTTCAAGTAGTCAAAACGGAGCTTATTTACAATTTACTCAGGCTTATATTGCCGATTGGGCTATTGGACAACCAGCAGGTGTTAATGCCTTGTCTTTTAATTGCGGTAAAAACATAGCAAGTGCTGGTACTGAATACATGCGATTAAACGGATATGGGCTATTAGGTATTGACTGTGTTCCCAGTGGGACGAGTACGGCTAGTACGAGTACCACATCAGGCGCTCTGCAAGTGGCGGGTGGGGTTGGCATACAAGGTGCCCTGTATGCGGGCGGAAGCATTAATACTGTTAGCACCTCTAGTCATGCTTTGTATCAATTCACTCCTGCTTCTAGTTATTACGGATACTTTGTAAATAATACTGTAGGATCTCCGTTTGTGTGGGCTACATCTAGATCTACTTCTAATGATACCAATCCTATGACGCTTACGCCTTCAGGTGGTTTATATCTTAGCACTTACGGCGTTAATGGTTTAACAGTAACTCAAGTAGGTGGTGGTGGTTATGGTATAGTAATTAATTCTGCTAATCTATCTGGTACTTATTACTATGAGCTTTTTCAAGCTGCTGGTACCTCTACTGGTACCATATCTAGCAATGGTAGCACCACAACATACGCTACAACCTCAGACAAACGCCTTAAGACTCCGTTACGTTCTTGGTCTCTGGGTGATAAATTTGATGATCTTCCTATTGGCGAGTTTAATTGGCTTAAAGACGGCTCTGTAGGGCATGGTACGCTAGCACAAGAAATGTATAAAGTTTACCCTGATGCCGTGACTAAGGGCGATGATAAGGACGTTTCTAAGCCTTATATGGTGGACTACGGCAAGCTCACAGTGCCCCTCATTGCGGAGGTTAAGACCTTACGCTCACGGGTCAAAACTCTTGAACAAGAACAGGCTGATACGCAGAAACAACTTAATGATTTAACAGCAAAGTTTAACCAATACATCTCAACTCATCCATGAAAAAGCTCCTCATCCTTGCGCTCCTTGCGCTTCCCCTAGCATCCAAAGCACAGCTTGTACAAAGCCCAGAGTATTCTTGGCGCGTCCAAATCTGTGACCTAACCTATAACGCTAGCCAACAACTCACGGCTTGTCCTGTGACAGTATTTTATCAATCAAGCGTTACAAACAATGGTGCTTTTGTAGCTAATGTACAAAGCAATCCACAAACGTTGACAGTGGACCTTGTTGCTAAGGCAGCAAGCACAGTTGTGTTTCAGGGTACCACGTACACATATGGTCAGGCATTTGGCATTATTAACGCTATATTTACGCAAGAACGTGCTGCTCAATTAGCAGATGCTGCTAAACAAGCTGCTGCTCAAGCTGCCGTAACAATGAATAATGCTGCGGTCACTACAAACAACGCTGCGCCTGCTACAAAATAATGAACTGGAAAACTTACGCATTGCATTACATCAGTGGGCTGGGTGCATCCTGCTTTAATGCCGGTGTAAGCAGTTTATACGCTACATTTGGTCAAGCAGCAGGCGCTGCCGTGATTAAAGATATTTCTCAGCCAACTGTGCATGAGATTGGCGCAATCTTCTTAGGCGCTGCTGCTTTAGAAGCTCTAGCGTTTTTTAAACAGAATCCCCTTCCTGTAGATACAACCATCAATACCAATGAAAAAACTAATCCTGCCACTGTTCCTAGCGCTTAGTTTGTCTGGGTGCGTCAGCACTCCTGCTGGTTCGCTAGCACATACCGCCAGTGCAAATGTAAAAAACATTGCGCCATTTGTAACGTCATTAGCTCAGACGGCAGTTCCATTGGTACTAAACAAAAATCCAAAATATGCACCAATTGTATCTGATGTCGCTGCTGCTATTCCTGCTGCTTTTGCTGCCGGAAATCTGGACGCTACATCTATATCGGATGCACTTTCATTCATCGGAGGAAAGGCAGGACTTAATGCAGAGGCTCAAGCAGCTATTTCAACGGTTCTTTTAGATGCCGTTACTTGGTATCAAGCCAACTATGGCGTGCAGGTTGCATCTGCAACCGATCCAAACGTTCAAGTGCTACTCAATGCGTTCGCTTCTGGTCTGCAAAACGGCGTGACGCTTTGGAAAAACTCACAACCTAAAGCCTAATGTTTGATTTCATTGCCAGTTTATTCAGCGCAATTGCAGGTTTCTTTGATTTTTCCAAACAAAGACAATCGCTGAACAATACATCTGAAATGCAAGCAAATGCACAGGCAAAGCAAATACAAACTGACAAGGCTCGTGCTGCTTCTGACTTAAACAATCCTGATCTAACAAATCTTAGAAACGATGTCTCAGAATGAAACCGTTAATTATATTTCTGTTTTTAGGACTTGCAGGATGCGCAACTGTAGCGCAGTCGTCAGTTCAGTCGCATCAAGCGAGCTTCGATGGGAATCAGCAGAACTCAGGAATACTCGAAGCTAACATGGACGGATTCAAAGTAACTTCAAAGTTCCGTGATCGCTACAATTCACTTGTGGCGATCTACGGAGATGCACGCCTTGCCGATAATAGTCCGATATTCACGCCAGCGTTAAGTAAAGACAGTGGAATTACTTCAAACAACGATGGCACATACGAGATTACCAAAGAAGCAATGGCACACATGGTTGAAATGTCAGCCATGCAGAAACGTGGATTTAAACCTTAAACATTATGGACGTAAACCTCAATTCAAGTGATGCATGGTTTGCTAGGCTGGATCAAAGAATGACTCAGCAAGACGCAATTTTAGCGCGCATCGAATCACAAGTTGAAAAGACAAATGGTCGCGTAAACAAACACGATGCGATCATAAATAATTATAAAGGAAGGATTACGATGTTTGTCTTAGCGATCTCAGCAGCAGCAAGCGTTGTATTCTATGCAATTGAGGCAGGCATACGTCTAACACTAGCAAAATGACCGACATTCCTCCATTTCGTCCTGACCGCAGGCTTACATTTCTGGTTAAGAATCCCGATTCTAACAAGGTCGGTGCTACTGTGAACCAGTTTGTCGAGCTTACTACGGTATGGGCAATGAAGGCAGATGTTAGAGATTCTAAACGTGGTGAGTATTTGGCTGCTGGTGAGTTTATCGACATTGCGTTTACAACATTCACGGTACGTTACAATGCTGACTTAATACGAGCAGAACGCTGCGAGTGCGAAGGTGTAAGATACCAGATCGTTGGTATGCCTTCTGAAGTTGGTCGTCGTCAATTCCTAGAATTCTTAGCGGAGAAAAAGCAATGATCGAATTCAACCTTAAAGGCATGGATGATCTAACTCTCGCGCTTAAGGGAGTTCCTAAAAAGATCAGCAAAGAAGTTGCATCGGATTCAATGACAATTGCCGTGCGTCCGCTTGTAATGGCAATAGCTTCCTATGCTCCAGTTGACAGTGGCGATTTAAAACGGTCTATCGGGTGGGTAATACGCCAATATAAGACTGGTGTAACGCTGGCGGTAATTGGACCAGTTCGCGGTAAAGGCACGTTTAGAACTAAAAAAGGCAATCTAAATGAGCCAGCCAACTACGCTCATCTTGTGGAATTTGGTCACAATACTCCACGCAGTACAAAAGGACGTAAAAACACAATTGGACCATTAGCCGTGCCTGCGCATCCATTTATGCGTCCAGCATGGGAAGCAACCAAAGAGCAGGTGCTTAATACTTTTAACGATACATTTGGAATGCGCATTGAAGCAGCAGTAAAATCTAGAAAGGCAGCACGATGATTGAAGATGGCCTAGCAGCATACATACAAGCTATTCCAACCGTTGCTGAATACTCACAAGGTATCTATTGGAATATTGCGCCACAACGCGTTCCTGCTCCTTTCATTATCCTTACTCAAGTTGCAGGGAATGAAACCTACGCGCACGATGGTCCAGATGGCCTTGGAACGATTCGCATACAAGTTGATGTGTATGCTTCAACGGCAGCTTTAGCTAAAAAAATACGTTTAAGCATAATTAGAGCGCTTAACGGACAATCATTTATGCTTTCAACAGGCGACAAAATCGCGGTTTGCGAACACATAAGCACAATTGACCGCGTGGAAACCGAAATCTTTACGACTGATGCACGTTTTCGCGCCATGACCGATTTCACTTTGCAGTACATAATCCAATAACAATCAAAACCTAATATATCATGTCAGCTACAAAACAAACATTCGGAGTAAGCCTTTCGGTTTGGAATACCAGCCTTGGAACTCCTGCTTATTCAACAATTTCAGGATTGGTGGACATTACTCCTCCTGATCTAGTCGCAGAAAAACCTGTTGACGTTACATCACACGATTCCGCAAACGGTATTCGTGAAATGATTCCTTCTGGAGTCAAGATGTGGACAGAATGCACAGGTGAATTCAACGAAGTATCAGCAGACGTTGGTCAATTATTCTTAATCGGAAGCACAAATTCGATTCAGAAGTTTAAGATCGTTAAAACTGCTGATCCAACCGCACCAATTTACTTTAATGCCGTAGTCGCTGAAGTGACCAACATGGCACAACAACTTATCGGCAAAACAAGCTGGAAGTTCAAACTAACACCAACTGGTGCTGCTCCTGTATCGTAATATAAACCGCCATGATCTCCTCAATCACCGAACCCGTGACGGTGACAGTAGGTAAAACCAAGCTTGCCCTTCGTTTTGATGGGCGAGCAAGGTATCGCTTACAGTCCATCGGATCTAACATAGACCTTTCCGAATTTGGGAAGCCAAACAAAAGCTTTGTGACGCTCGTAAACTGGGCGTGGGCTTGCTCAATTAAATGTCCATTTGAAAATCCAGAGGACTTAGCGAACGCGGTTGAGTCGGGTGAAGCTGGTACGCTATTGGAAGCGGTACTGCAATGCGTCAAGGAGGCGCTTCAGCCCGACGTAGAAAAAAAAGCATAATTGAGGACTGGGCTTTCTTCCGTGTTCAACTTGATGTTGGCGCGGAAGAATACCTCAGCCTTACACAAAGCGAAAAAACTGCACTTATCGATCAATGGAAACTCAAAGAAGATCGTCGATTGAACGACATTTGCTCGCTTTTCGCCTTTTTAGAGAACGCATTCTTTCGCCGTGGGAAAGACAGGTATGGTCGGGATATTCCGAAGGTATCTGCAAACGATTTCAAACCAAACCCACCACCAAAGTTTCAAAGCGAGGAAGATCGAATCGATCACATCTGGCAAAAATTTAACCAAGCATTTCCTAAAGAACTTCAAGCAACACCATGAGCGCAACAGTCGGAGAACTAAACATCGAGGTACAATTGCAACTTGGAAAAATCCAAGCGCAATTTGACCAGCTATCGTCCACCGTTCAGCGCCATACTAAAACAATGGAAGGTTATTTTAAAGACCTTCAAAAATCTGCCACTAAGTTCTTTGAAGGACTTGTTTCTGTTGAAGCGATAAAGGGATTAGCAGATTATACTAAATCGATTATTGAAAATGCAGCAGAGCTTAAACATTCAGCAGATGCTGCTCGAGTTAGTTCAGAATCGTTTCAAGTTCTTAACAACTTAGCAAAATCAACTGGTGTTGATATAAATCTTCTTACTCGTGGATTAGATACGATGGAAAAGAAGATTGCTGATGCAGCAGCAGGCGTTAAGTCAGCACAAGAACCATTTGAAAAACTTGGTTTAAATGTTAAAGACCTTCAAACGCTTGCTCCAGAAAAGCAATTTGAGGCGTTAGCCAGAGCAGTAAATAACGCTAATGATCCAACCGTTGCGTTTCGTTCTGCGGTAGAAATATTAGGAGCTAAAAGTGCGCCTAGATTGCTTGAAGCATTAAAGCAACTTGGTGAACAAGGTTTTGATGAGTTAGCAAAAAAGGAAAAGGCTGCGGGCTTAATAATGAGCGATGCGGTCATTACCAGGCTTGATGAAATTGAAAAGCACTTGGGAATGAGTGCTACTCAATCAAAAAATTACTTTGGTACTTTAATAGCTCAAATTTTTTCATTCGGCAATTCAGTTACTGCCGTAAACGTCAGAATAGATATGCTTAAAAGTTCTTTAAACTCATTAAAGAAGTTAAATGAGGAAAGTGGATATAATAAATATCAAAAAGACATAGAAGCTACTACTAAAGCATTACAGGATGAAGAAAATGAATTATCAAAATTACAAGCTAAACAAAATGTAATTGATGAGCGTCACGCTCAACGCGAAGCGAGTAAAATGCAGCAATCTGAAAATACTGCACGTTTTGTAAAAGCGCAGGCACAAGCTGAAACTGATTTTGCCAATAAGATGACAGAAGGCAGAATACAAATGGAAGCACAGGGTTACGGAATGTTGAACGTAGCTTTGGAACAACATAGAGAGGAAATTGATAAAACATGGCAGTCTAAAAACGCTTTATGGGCTTTGACTGAAAATCCTATATTTAGAACTCCTGACTTTAAGGAGCCAATTTCAAATAAAGATAAACAGGAAGCTTTAAGGTTATTTGAAGAAACGCGCACATCTGCCGAAAAATATGCAGAACAAATAACTGAAATTAATCGATTAGAAAAAGAAGGCGCGATTGATGCTCAAACTGCACAACGTGCAAAGAAAATGGCTTACGATGATTACAGTGGTATGTTAAAAGAGCAGCAAGACTTGCACAAAGAAGCTATGAAAATGGCAAATGAGCTTTCAAAGTCTTTAGCCAATACATTTGTAAATGGAATCGAAAAAGGTGATCGTTTTAGTCAAATTCTTAAAGGTATTGCGATGGATCTTGAGAAAGCTATTGCTCAAGCGCTTTTATTTAAACCGCTAGAAAGCGGAATTGAATCAATGCTTACTGGTGGATTGGGTGGTGGTAGTGGTGGTTTGTTTACCAGCTTGTTTTCAGCGCTTGGCTTTAGAGCAAGCGGTGGTCCAGTAAGCATGAATCAACCTTACGTTGTGGGTGAAAATGGTCCAGAAGTCATTGTTCCTTCACAAAGTGGAACGGTAATTCCTAACAGTGCGCTTGGTGGTAGTAATACAAATTTCAATCAATCGTTCAACTTTGCTTCGGGTGTAACTAAGAGCGATTTGGCTTCAATGCTTCCTCACTTAGTCAATCAAGTACAAGCAGCCGTTGCCGAATCTGTACGTCGCGGTGGTCCTTATAGTCAAGTATTTGGAGGAGCTTAATCTTATGCCTATTACTTATCCACTTTCGTTACCAACTCAGTTTAAAAGCGCTGAGATTACGTTTAACACAACCAACTTGGTTGCGGTTTGGGAAGGACCATACGACATGAGTGAACAAACGTATGAATTCCCCGGAAAACGTATTACTGCAACGATTAAATTTCCTAAAATGAATCAAGCCAACGGCGAGGAGCTTATTGGCTGGCTTATGTCGTTACACGGTAGAGCAGGAACGTTTTATCTTAACGATACATCAAAACGTTATGCTCGAGGAATTGCATCAGGAACTCCTGTGGTAAATGGAACGCAAACCGCATTGACCACCGATCTTTACACGCGTGGATGGACTGCAAGCGTTACAGGAATCTTGCTTGCAGGAGATTGGATTCAAGTAGGCACAGGATCGTCTGTTCGTCTGCACAAAGTGCTTTCTGATGTAAACTCAGACAGTTCTGGTCATGCAACGCTTTCAGTATGGCCTAATCTTCGCACTGCATACGCAGATGGCACAACGTTAGTAACAACTAACGCGTCAGGTATTTTTAGGCTTAAAGAAGATACTTCGTGGACAATCGACAACTCGAGAATCTATACGGTCAATCCAATTACCGCAGTCGAATCAGTTAGCCTCGTTTAACTATGGCAAGACCTCTATCATCAGCAATGACGGCAGCGATCCTCGCACGAGATGTGAGGCTTGCGATTTTGTGCGATTTGATGTTTCCAAGCGCTCCGTCTTACGTTTGGGGTGGTACTGGTACATTATCGGCAAATGGCAACACTTACCTTGGCCTTGGTCCAGTTGGTGCAATTGGAAAGGTAGAAGAAAAGAGCGATGGAAAAGCCACAGGATTAAGTCTTTCGCTTTCTGGTGTTCCGCTTTCTCAAATTTCTGAAGCGGTAAACACGAATTATCAAGGTTCGCCTGTAAATCTTTGGATGGCTTGTTTTGATTCAAGCTGGAATCTGCTTAATTATCCTTATCAATTATTTGGTGGATCGATGGATGTAATGTCGATTCAAGATGGAACATCGACTGCAACAATTACAATGGCAGTTGAAAGTCGTTTAATTGAAACGCAACGACCACGCACAAGGCGTTACACTCAGGACGATCAGCAACTTGATTATCCTTCAGACACAGGGTTTCAGTTCGTCAATAATTTACAGTTAATGCAGATTTATTGGGGCAATCCTAATGGACCATCAATCAATCTTCCGGGATCAACAGGAGTAACTCAAAACGTTATTGGATCTGCGCCATGATTGTACGCTTTCCATACTGGGAATCCAAGCTTAACGCTTTTATTGAAGAAAGGCGCAACGCTCCATTTCAATGGGGTGTTAATGATTGCTGCCTATTTGCGTGTGATGCAGTTAAATCAATTTGCGGTTATGATTTTGCTGAAAGCTTACGCGGTACATATTCAACGGCTTATGGAGCAGGAAAAGTTTATTTAAAACTTAAAGTAAGAGATGTTTCAGAGCTTGGTTGGAAGTATGTTGATGAAGGTAAACTTTCAATAGTTGATATTCGTAAAGCAAACCGTGGCGATTTTTTGGTTTATGCAAATTGCAAAACTAGGTCGCTAGGAATTTCAATAGGAGAATGTGGTGCATTTGTTTCGGAAAAAGGATTGGCTTTTATTCCTAGAATCGAGTGCGTCACGGCTTTCACTTACTAATTATGCCACAAGTAATCGCACCAGTTTTTTGGGCAGTTGAGGGTTTCCTCGAGGTTGACGTTGGCCTTAGCATGGCGACGGCAGTCACAATCGCTGAAATCGGAACAATTATAGTTCCGGGGATTGCAGCAGCGTATGGCGCTTCAAAACTTTTATCGCCTAAGAAAACGCCTTTTCAAATGGTTCCGAATAACTCGCTTATTCGTAACTCAGCAGCAAATCGTTTTCTTGCATATGGAAGATCATCTGCTGGTGGTGTTGTTGTTTACATCAATCAAAGTGGTTCAAGCAATCAATACCTTGATCTTGTTTTCACTTTAGCAACGCACGAAATTGATGCGATTGAAAGCTTGGTGCTTGATAATTGGGCTTTAACATTTGACGGCACAGGCACGAATGGTGGTGGTGTTTGCACAAGCGAAACAGATATGCGAACAGGCGTTACTTCTACGCGCTATGCTGGCAAGGTATTTGCAAACTTTCATCTTGGATTACAGGGAGATGCTGCTGATTCAACATTAATTACGAATAGTGGCGGTCAATGGACATCAACTTGTACATTATCTGGCGTTGCTTATGTTTATTTACGCCTTACTTGGGATCAAAACACATTTAGCGCTGGAATACCTAACATTTATGCAATCGTTCGTGGTAAAAAGGTCTTAGATCCTAGAACTGCAACGTTTGTTACTGGATCAACAACCAGTGGATCAGCGACTGTTAGCGTTTCAAGTACTTCTGGATTATCAACTGGAATGGCTTTTAGGGGTGCAGGAATTTCTCCACTAGCAAAGATTTTATCAATAGGTACTGGTACAGTTACGCTTAATGCTAATGCAACTTTAAGTTACAGTAATCAAACGTACATTGCTGGAAATCCAGCATGGTCACAAAACGCAGCAATGTGTGTTGCTGATTTTATGATGGATCAAAATTACGGCTTTAGAGTAAACGCTGGTGATTTTGATTTAACGTATTGGACAACGGCTTGTAATGATTGCGATGTTTCAATTGGCATTTCTGGTGGTGTATCTGAAGCTCGTTACACGGTAAACGGCACAATCGACACAGGTCGCGCACCTGGGGAAACGTTAGACAATATGCTTGGTGCTATGGCTGGTTTATGTCCGTGGGTAGGTGGTAAATGGTACATGAGAGCAGGAACATACCAAACGCCAACTATTACCTTAACAGATTCAGATCTTCGTGGTGCGCCAACGCTTTCAACGAAAGTATCAAGGCGTGACACAATAAATACTGTTAAAGGAACATACTGCGAGCCAACTGCTCAATATAACGCAACTGATTTCACTCCTGTTGCCGATGCTACTTATTTAGCAGCAGATTTAAATACGCGTTACATAAACGATGTAACTTTTCCTTTTACGACAAGCCACGCAACCGCACAAAGAATTGCTAAGTCAATCTTAAGGCGCTCGAGGTATGGACAAACTGTCTTAACAATGCCTTGCAAACTTACTGCAATGCAGGCTCAAGTTGGTGACAACGTAAACATTACGCTTTCACGTTTCGGATATGTAAATCAGCCATTTGAAGTAGTTGGATTTACATTTGCGCATTATGCAGATTCCAACAATTCGCCAGCGTTAGGAATTGATCTAGTTTTAAAAGGCACAAACTCTGCGGTGTTTGATTGGGCAAATGGTGAAGATGTGGCAAACGCCAGCACAATATTAAGCAATTTACCATCACCTTATAACGTACCAACGCCAACAGGTCTTACTCTTTTAAGCGATGTTAGCACAGTAGCGGTTCAAGCAGACGGTACAATCGTACCACGTTTAAAAGTTAGCTGGACTGCTCCATCTAGCCAATACGTTACAAGCGGTGGATCTGTTGTAATTCAATACAAACGCCATGTTGATTCAAACT